ACACCGTGAGCCTGTCGTCGTCGTTCTCAAAAGGAAACATCGCCAAGTCCCAAGCAACAGGAGCGAGATCAAACCCCACATAATCAAGGTTCTCCTCAAACCGCTGCCAGACACTCACTGCAGTTGACTCCTTAAATAACGAACAAAACTACGCATAGTTCCCGACGTGATATCCGACTGCGCATACCGTTCAAACATCGGCATGTACTTACGCAACCGCTCCAGATCGTCAACGATCTGCTCACCAGTCGACTTGCGGCCAAGGACAGCGGAACTCGCACCCGGCCCGACATCCAACCCAGCCGTCACCGGCTCGTCAGGTCGACGAGTCTGCTCATCCAGCCGAGTGATGTTCGGAACAACCGACGGTGCTTCCGCCATCTTCGCCGCACCCTGAATGCCAGAGAAATCTTTCTGCTCCCCGTACGCGGCATTCGGCATCGTCATTGTGGGTTGCCCCGGACCATCAGTCCGTTTACTTAATGATCCGGGGCCGCTCACGGGGGCAGGCTTCTTCGGTGCAGCCATGCCTGCTCCTTATCTCATGTTGCGTCGGGCAGCCATATCCATGTAGGCGTAGCCCGGACGGTTACGGATGTTGCGTGTCTTCGTCGCAGCACCCGAACCGAAACGCTCACTACCAGCACCAGATCGGTACTGCTTACGACGCTTCATTTCCTTCTTGCGAGCCTTCGCTGCTTCCTCAGCAGACATCGACTTGGTGCGCTGCCGGAACGCTTTACGCTTCGCAAACTCCTCACGAGTGATATCGCGCCCGTACTTGTCACGCAACGTAGGACGGCTCTTCGGCTTCGGCTTCGGCGTAGTCGACGGGTTATTGCTCGCCTTGTCGCTGGACGACGGAGCCTTGTCGGAGTCGAACTGCTTCGCAGTCAACCCGGCAGCACCCAGCGCACCCAAACCAAGCAGAGCCTTCTTACCGCGACCCGTGGTCTTACCGCCAGCCTTACCAGCCGACGACGCTCCCGACCCGATAGCGCGAGGAACCTGACCGCCACCGCGACCAGCACCCGAACCAGCACCACCCATCGGGCGGGTCTTCATGTCAATCGGTTCACGCTGGTTGCGGCCACCACGAATAACGCGACCCTGAACAACCTCGCTACCTGGGCGGGCAGCCGGAAGGTTGCCGGGAATGCGGCGACCAGTGGACTCACGAGTTGTGCTTCCGCGCCCCGTCGGGACAAGCCCTTGGCTAGCGCGTGGACCCTCCGCGCCCTGACCCTTGCTCGGGTAAGAGCGAGGATCCGTCACAGATTGACGGCGACCCTCACGAACATCCTTCTCAATCTGTTCCTTGCGGGCCTTCACAGCCTTGTCGCGCTTCACCTTCTCGGTGAACTTCTTACGGTCGGCTGCCTTCTTGGGTTCCTCCGGCTTCTTCGCCTTCGCAGGCTTCGCTGCCGCACCACTGGTAGCACCTGGGATGTCTTCCGCTGGATTCGCGCCCGCGTCCTTGCGGGCCATCTGGCCCTTCATCGTCTCTTCGATGTCCTTAGCGGCGCGGCTCTTGTCCTTGAAACCGCGACGGGACGCGAAGTCGGTGATGTCTTTCGGGCTTATACCCTCAGGTAGTTTCCCGGTCGCTGGTCGCGGGCGCACCTCAGATGCTGGGCCAGTGTTCACAGACTTCGTCGATGACTGGGAAGCGTCCTGCTTTTCCAGTTTCTTCGCGCCCTGCTCCGTCTTGGCCTTCTGCTCACCCTTGCGTCGGGCGGCACGCTCCGACGGAGTCAAACGGTTACTGCCCCCAGGCTTCTGACCCGTTCCACTGCCACCCGCCCTCGGTGCAGTGATCTTCGGCTTTGCCATACCGGCAGCCTTCTCAGCAGCCGTCGATGCTTCCTTAGCCTTCTTCGCGGCTTTATTGGCCTTCGCGCCGAGACGCAACGCGCCACCACCGGGCACAGCACCAGCAGCCAAAAGACCTGCTTCACTTGCGAGGTCTTCTTTGCTTTGCTTCTCACGCATCCACGGCGGACGCGGATCCATGCCGACAGACTCAGCAAGCAGCAAAGCCGCATCACCCGGATTGCTTTTAATCCACTCAAGAACCTGCTCAAGGGAGTTCTTGCTGCGACCCTTCAACTGCCGCTTGTTGGTTTCCTTGGGGCGTGCCATCAGTAAGGCTTCTTCCTCTGTTGGTCAGCAATCAACTTCCCTAGATCACCAGGGTTACGAGCCATACCCTTAGGTTGCGCAGTTGTTTCACCTTTAATGCGCTTGGCTTTCACGACCCGCTTGCGGTAACCACGAGCGTCGTCCTTGTTGATTGCCTGCTTGGCGTTCTTCTTCAACTTCCTGGGCTGCATCTTCACGAAGCGAGTGCTGCCCTTGTAGTCAGCCATGGCTACTTGTTCTTCTTGCCGCCTGCGCCAATGCCCTTAGGGGTAGAACCCTTTGCAACTTGGCCGCCACCAACAACGCCACCACCAGGCTTCTTGCCCATGATCGCCTGACCAACGGGAGCCTTACCCGGCTTCCCCTGCTTACCCATCGCCATGCTCTTCTCCTTATGCGGGAACTTGACGAACCACTCGGCCCGCCATAACTGGATTGCCACTACCCGTTAAACCAGCCAACAACTGCTGCATAGGCGGTGGCCCTTGCGGGAGTGCTTCGTTCTCAACCGGGCCGCTCATGTCTTGCATACCCGGAGGGGCTAGCGGGTTAATGTCACCCGCCTGCTCCTGCTCTTCTTCCTTCTTCTCAAACGCTTTCGCGACAGCATCCTCAATCGCCACGCCCTTCTTTCGGGCAGCGATAACAGATGCCATCCGTTCGATGATCTCGCTGGGGTCTTGCCCCTGCGAAGTCATCTGCGGGATAGCCGCAGCAAGCGATGCGACACCAGCCTTCAGGCTGTCCCGCATTTCTTCCATGTCAATCGCCCGCTCCTCCTCATTGGAGTTCAAGGTGATCGGCAAGTGACGGCGAACAAAGTTACGAGACAGCAACTTGTCGCCACGCGCCTGAAGCGCGAAAATCAAGGCACGGTTCGGGTCAAGCCCAGCCATCAGCCCGTACTCAACCATCACGCCATAGTTGCCGTTGATGTCCGTCGCAGGCTTGTACCGCAACTTGTACGGCACACCGTTCGCTGTACCCGAAACCTCTTTGCTCAAGTTCGGGAAGTACGCATCATCAACAGCCATAGCGATAGCGACCGCGTCACCCAACGCTTCACCGAGCATCGCCTGCGCGACCTTCACCTGCGAATCGAACGCAGCCTGCAAAGCCTTAACGCCCTGCCCGGTAACAATCGACCCGTCCGCTTGACCCGCTCGGGATTCAGGGAAGCGAGTCCCGAACCGAAGTTCCTCACCCAGCAGGTTGTTCTCCGCGAACGTCATACTCGGCATATCCAGCGGGATACGCCTGATCTTGTCGGGGCTGTTCGACCGGATAACAGAGTCCGGTCCCACACTCAACTGCGTGACATCCTGCGGGATAGCCAGCGGAGCCTCAACGCTTTTCTGCGTCGCCTCCATCATCAGCAACGCCAGACGCGCCTTCGCCGCATACACCGGCAGAACGTCATCGAACTGGCCCCGCTGCTCACCATCCAGGCTCGGACGTTGCGCGATAGCGACCGGCACGCGACCAAGCGGATTCGCGGCTTTCGCCACCACGAGACCTTCACGCTCAGGAATGAACATGACCGACTCGTTCGCGTCATACCAGCGAACAACCTCAATGAACTGGTTCGCGTCGACCGACGCACCAAACGCCGACTTCTTCAGGATCTTGTCAGCATGCTCAGGGAACTTCGCCGCCAAGTCACCAGCGCGACGCTGGAACACGTGGCAGTACACGTTCACCACACCGAAACGATCCACATCAAAGTAGGAACCCTCAGCGGACTCCACATGAATATGAGGACGCTTGTCCTTAAAGTTCGCTTCCACACGCAGCGGCACGAAACCGTACGTGATGAACTGGTCAGCGGCACGGATCATGTTCGTCGCCAAACGCGACGACGCGATATAGAAGTTTGCGATCTTCGTCCGCTTATCCGCCTTCGACCGGGACGACTCATCCAACGTCGAATCACCCGTAGCAGTGATCGTCGGAATGACACCAATCTGTTCCGACAGATCCTTCGCCACAACATCGATCAAGTTCGCAACAATCGGTTTACTCCACGTACCCTCAGGGAATAAACCGGGGAACACCTGTTCGGCGTGCCCTGCACGAACGAGCGCGACCTCACGCATCCGCTTGTCACGTTCCGCGTTCCGCTTGCGAATCGCATCAAACTTCGCTGCGTAGTTCGTCACTCGTCACCTCCTAAATGCGAGCAAAATGCTGCGCTGCAGCCAACTCATCAAGATTGATCACATACCGGGCATCCTTATCGCCACGGGCTGCGAACTCATTCGACAGAAAACTCTTCACATTGCTGGACTGAACCAGCACCTCACGCGCCACAATCTCGCAAAACCACAACGCCATAACCGTGTCCATCTTCAAGTTCTTCCCACGGACACCCGGCTGCCACGTGATCAACTGCTCCACCAGTTTCTTCACATGCTCACTGCGAGACTGATCCGGCAACTCAATCAAATTGTCACCAGCATGCTTCGTGGCCTCCTGGCCGTCACGCTTCGTCTTCGTCCCAAACAACGGGGCAAGAGACGCGACACCGAACTCAGGATCCGTCTTGTTATTGCTGGTGTGATGAGGTCGGTACGCGATACCCCGCGACGCGAGAAACGACCGGATCTCCTCATCCTGAGTCAAAAACAACTGGAACGCATTCGACTCAACAATCACCGTATGAGGTTTATACGCCTCCGCCCACGAACGAATCAACTCCCTAATCGCCGCAGGCGTAGGAGCCGTCATCACGTGAACATCCAGCACATACCGCTTCTGTGTCCGGCGATCCACCGCATACGCCACAGCAGCCGTATCCCCACTCATCGCAGGGTCAATACCGATCACCCGATAGAAACCCGCAGAGTCCTGCGGGTGACCGGCAGCCCCAGACACCAATCCACCCGGCTTCCTCATTCCATTAACCGCGCCTCTGACGCATACCGGGTCGAAGATGGCATCCTCCGCGACATCAAGGTTCTGGTACACCAGAGACCACTTGCCGGGGCCAACCTCATTCCTGACCGCGTTCAAACGCGGACCAGACCAACGTTCGAACAAACCCTCCTCATCAGGAAGATCATTGTCCGAAAGAACCTGTTCACTCTTCGGCCAAAGCGTCACCCAATCCACCGGATCAGGTGAATACTTCAACACCGCAGGCATCGCCAAATACGTCCACGGAATCACACCATCGGTGTAATGCTCCGGGTTCCGCAACTCCCGATACAAATCAACCGGAGCCACCCGAGTACCCACAATCAGCAACTGGCCCCCGCCAGGAGGAAGACGAGACGCAACCTCCTGCCGAATCCAATCCTGCTGCTTCGGCCACTCACCCGCATTCGACAACGTCACCACGTCATCAAGAACAATCAAATTAGCGCGGGAGCCATAAATCTGGCCCCCCATACCCAACGCCTCAACCGTAGGATCCTTCTCCCCGGAATCGCGGGCATCCCCACCCAACTAAATCTTCTTCGCAGCCCACTGATCAGCCGTCGCCTTATACCCATCCACCGGCCCAAAAGCCACCTGCAAATCCGCATACCGAGGATGCGTCAACCGCTGCTTAATCGCATACAGAAACTTCTTCGCCTGCTCCTGAGTCTTCGACACAACCAACACATTGATATTCGGATCCTTAGCAATCCGATACGTCACATAGTTGATCGTCACCGTCATCGACTTCGCATGATTCGGCGGAACATTCACCAGCAAACGGGCCAGCCCCGCCGCACCCGGCTCAAACACCATCGGATCCGGCAACCAACCAGGCTCCCGACCCTCCAACAGGTCAACCACATTCTGCATATGCGGCCACA